TTTGTTCGTCGACGGGTTCCGTGAGCCGCGGGCGTCGGACAACGAGGCCGAGGTGTGGGACATCTGGCAGGCGAACGGGATGGATTCCCGCCAGATCGGCGTCCACCGCGCCACCGCCGCTTACGGCGCCGCCTACATGGCTGTCCTGCCGGGCGAGCCGCACGCTGTCCTCAGAGGCTTGTCGCCTCGCCGCCTGACGGCGTTGTACGACGGGTTCGACGATCAGTGGCCGGCGGTCGCGTTGGATGTGCAGGTGTCGGGGCGGACGGTCAGTTACCGGCTGTTCGACGACGAGGCCGTCTACTTCTTGGCTGACGAGACGGACACTATGAGGTTGGGGCCGCTGGCCTTGTCTGAGGATGTGGTGTTGCAGGGCGCGGTGGAGCACGGGATGGGCGTGTGCCCGATTGTCCGGTTCCGCAACCACGAAGATCTCGACGAAGACAGCTGTCTGCTGGGCGAGATCGAACCTTTGATTCCGTTGCAGGACCAGATCGACGCGACGACGTTCGGGTTGATGGTTGCCCAGCATTTCCAGGCGTTCAAGCAGCGGTACATCATCGGCTGGTTGGGGTCAGAGGAGCAGTCGCAGGCGACCGCGGCCAGCAGGTTGTGGTCGTTCGAGGATCCGGATGTGAAGGTCGGCGAGTTCAACGAGGTCAACCTCGGCGGCTACCTCGACTCGAGGACGGCCACTACCGAACTGTTGGCCACGCTCAGCCAGACGCCGCCGCATCATCTTCTCGGCAAGCTCGTGAACTTGTCGGCGGAGGCGCTGGCGGCGGCCGAGTCGGGTCAGCGGCGCAAGATCGCTGAGCGGGAGACGACGTGGGGTGAGTCGTGGGAGCAGGTGCTCCGATTGGCCGCCGACGTTGAGGGTGTCGAGGTTGGTGATGCTGCTGAGGTGCGGTGGCGTGACACTGAGGCCCGTTCGTTGGCGCAGGTTGTTGATGCTCTCGGGAAGTTGACGCAGATGCTTGGTGTGCCTGCCCAGGAGTTGTGGGAGCGGGTGCCGGGCGTGTCTCAGCAGGACGTCGAACGGTGGAAGGCGACCGCCATGTCGTCTGATTCGTTGGCGAACCTGACCGATCTGCTCGACCGGCAAGCACAGTCTGACTCGCCGGTTGTCGCCCGGTCGGGCGTCGATGACGCCAATGAACTGAAAGCGAAGTTCGACGCTCTCGGCGTCGCGATCCGTTCCGGCGTCGACCCGGCTGACGCTGCCCGTCGGGTCGGTTTGGGTGGGTTGGAGTTCACCGGCGCCGTCCCCGTGTCGTTGCGGCTCCCGGAGCAGGACGCCGTCGACCTCGAATCGTCGGTCTAGGTGGCGGCGACGACGCTCGGCACCCAACTGACGGAGCTCCACTACCGCCAGCAGGTCGCGTTGCGGGCCCAGACGTTGCAGCAGGTGCTTCGGTTGTGGCCGGCGGTGGACGTTTCCACGATCGACACGGTCACTTCGACCTGGCCGGCGTTCGAAGAAGCTCTCCTCACGCTCATCAAGGCCCGCTACGGCAACTCCGCCGGGCTAGCGGCCCGCTACTACCAGGTGTTCCGAGCAGCCGAAGGCATCCCCGGCACGGCCGCCACGCTGCTGGCCGACATGTTGCCGGATGAGCAGGTGATCACGTCGATCCGGGTGACCGGCCTATACGAGGCCCGCCGCCAACTCGCCTTGAAATCCACCGATGTCGGCAACCAGACGCTGCTCGCTTCCCGCGGCCCCGTCTACAAGGGCACCACCGTCGCCTTCCGAGCGCATGATCACTGCTCGTGCTCGAGCGAGCCGGTGTTCAGCCGGGATCAGCCGTGGCCGGGTAACAGTCGCCGCCTCCGCGACCTCTACGACGAGGTGACAGCGGACGCGAAGAACTCAGAGGAGGCCCGCAGCCTGTTCCGACAGGCCGTCGAGGCCCGCTGATTCGGGGGATGCATGGCCCGTCAGGTGACGATCATCTGCGGGCCGCCCTGCTCCGGTAAATCGACTTGGGTTCGCGAACGAGCAGCACCCGGCGACGTCGTTGTCGACTTTGACCTCATCGCCCATCGGCTCGGCTCCCGCACCCGTTACGACCATTCCGACGACATCAAGGCAAGGGTCAACGCCGAGATCGAGCGAACCCTTGACGACATCGTCGAGTCGGACGACGTGACCGCATGGGTGATCCGCACCATGCCAGACGGCGCCGATCGGGCAGCGCTCGCTAAACGGCTCGACGCTCAAGTTGTTGTCATTCGGCCCACGCTCCGGGAAATCACCCGCCGGGCGGAGGCAGACAAGAGACCGCCGTGGACCGTGCAAGCGGCCCGCAAGTGGTGGGAGCGGTTCACCCCGCACCCAGAAGACCTCGACCCGACAGGGGTCGACCAATCCCGACAGGGGAAACACAACATGGCAGACGACCCGACGTCCGACACGGACGAAGGTCCCGAACCCGACCCCGAGCCCCGAAACCAGCCAGCCAAGACTGCTAGTCCTGACAAGGACTGGGCTGCCGAGGCTGACAAGTGGAAGGCGCTCGCACGGAAACACGAGAAGGCTGCAGCGGACCTCCGCCCCCCAGCCGAAACGAAGGTCGAACCCGAAGAGGAGCCCGAGCCGTCACGGCCGGACAACTCGCGGCGCCGACCGCAAGAACGTCTCCGACCTGGAGCTGTCCCCGATGCGGAGACGGAGCCGGAGGAGACGGACCCCAGGAAGCTCGCTGCGCTTATCCCGCGGCATCCGACCCTGGGTTAGAACACACCCGCCCGGTAACCGCCATTGGAACCGAAGCGGCCCATCGACCCTCATTAGGAGGTTCCAATGGCGAACAGCTTCCTCAAGCCCACGGTCATTTCCGCGACCGTGCTCGGCCTGCTCGAACGCGAGCTTGTCCTCCCCCGCCTCGTGTGGCGGATGGGGATCGCGGACTTCAAGGGCTCCTACAACGACACCGTCACCGTCCGAGTGCCGGCGTACACGGCGGCCCGCGAGTACGAGTGGCGGACCCGCGTGTCGCCGATCGTGGTCGACGAACTGACCGAGAACTCGATCAGCGTCACGCTCAACAAGCATCCGTACAGCGCTGTCGCGGTGACCGATGAGGAGCTCACGCTCGACATCGTGAACTTCTCGCAGCAGGTGCTGGTGCCTCAGGTTCGGGCCGTCGCCGAGAAGCTCGAAACGTACGTCTACTCCGCCATGAGCGCCGCCGACCTCCACTGGGGGACCATCGCCCCAGGTGCCGGCGACTCGCCCGGCGGTGGCGGCACCACCGCCGAGTACGACAACGACGCGAAGGACATCCTCGTCGCGATCAACGAGGCGAACCGTCGACTCAACGTCAAGAACGTGCCCCGCTCCGAGCGGGTCATCGTGTTGGGCGCCGACATCGAAGCGATCCTGCTCAACGGCTCCCAGCTGTTGGACGCTTCCGCTGCCGGTTCCGACGACGCTCTCCGCAACGCGACCGTCGGCCGCCTGTACGGCATGCCGGTCGTGTCGTCGAACTCGATCCCGTCGGATGAGGCGTGGGTGTTCCACCGCTCCGCGTTCATCCTCGCTGTCGTCGCCCCTGTGGTGCCTGACGGCGTTGTAATGGGCGCCACGACTGCTCTTGACGGGCTCGGTATGCGGTGGATCCGGGACTACGACCCGAACTACCTGCGTGACCGTTCCGTCGTGTCCGCGTTCGCCGGCTACGCCAGCGTCGAGGACGACCCTGACCGGTCGAACACGGTCGGCGATCAGCTCGAGAACATCCGGGCCGTCAAGATCAAGCTTTCGGGGTCCTGACCGGTGTCCACGCCGTCGTTGGCTTCTATCTGGCAGTTGCAGCAGCGCGTCCCCGGCGGCCTCGCCGACGACGACGTGCCGCGTGCGCTGGCCGCATTGGAGGACGCGTCGGCGTGGATCCGCGCCGAGGCGGGGACGACCTGGCTCGACGACGCCGGTGCGTTGTCGGCGGTGCCGGCAGTGATCGTGAGCGTGTGCTGCACGGTCGCTCGCCGCATCGTCGACAACCCCGACGGCATCATGCAAATGAGCGTCGCCCAGTACTCGGAGGGGCGGACGAACGCTTCGACTGACGTCTATTTGACGAAGCAGGAGAAGGCGATCATCCGCAAGGCGACCGGCCTGGGCGGCCTGGTGTCGGTTCCGTTGGAGACGCCGTACACACCGCCGTTCCCCACCGATTTCATCTACGGCGTCGGATATGACGGCTACACAGACTGGTACACAGCGCAGTGACTCTCACGACGCTGATGTGCCACGAGGTGACGATCGTCCGCGCCGGGTCAACCATTGACCGGTACAACGCGGCGGTGAAGGACTGGTCGACCGCGACGCGACGGGCGAGCCGGGCGCGGATCGTTCAGCGGTCGTCTGACGAGGACCGCGACGGCCGCGAGGCTCGTCTCACTGGCTGGATCTGTTATCTGCCTGCGGGGACGGTTGTGACGGCGTTGGACCGGATCGTCTGGAACGGCGTCACCTACGAGGTGAAGGGCCGCCCGAC